TAATCAAGATTTCTCCTGATTTAGATGTGACAAACGTTGTTAAACCTAGTAGTGTTCAAGTAGATGATAATTTTGTTAATCACTTTACAGAATTTGTGAATTCTGTAATCGAAACAATCCCAGTACCAGTTGTTGAAGAAGCTGATTTCAACTTTGGAGCCCATAAAGGGCCCAATGGAGAAGCAGTTTTGACTTCGCACTACGACGCAGTTGCAATTAAGAAACTGGGTCTTAGTGACAAATGGAATGAGTTAGCTTCGTTACTTGAACATCCTTTACGTTCCAGTTTCTCTAATATGAGTTCCCAAGAGGGTCTCCCGGAAAATCTCCATATCGGTAAAATTTCTTTCATCCCTGAGAAAGGAGGAAAGACGAGAATAATAGCAGTACCAGACTTTTGGACTCAACAATTGTTGAAACCAATACATCAAAGTATTGTTAAAGTTCTCCGTAAGAAATTTCCAAAGACAGATTCAACATTTGATCAAGATAAGGCCTTTAAAAGGGTTCTTAAAGAGACAAATGGTAAGAAAGTCTTTAGCTATGACTTACGTGCCGCTACAGATAGATTTCCCTTTTATCTCCAACACCTAGTTTTCACTAGGCTCTTTGGTTTAAAGGTTGGAAACCTTTGGAAAGAACTCTTAGTAGAAAGAGATTGGTACGTTCCAAAACTCAAGTCTTCCATAAGGTGGGCAGTAGGACAACCATTAGGATGTTACTCCTCTTGGATTATCTTTACCCTCACCCATCACATTATCATACAATATTCGGCATTGTTGTCGGGCATTAAGCCATTCGACGATTACCAAATATTAGGTGATGATGTGGTTATATGGAATGAGCACGTTGCCTATCATTATGAATCGATCCTGAGCAAATTGGGAGTAGAGATTGCTAAAGATAAATCCATAATTAGTATCGACTTCAAGTCCGCAGGTGAATTTTCCAAAAGATTATTCATCCGAGGACAAGAAGTTTCACCACTTTCTCTTGAGGTTATGGTTCAAAGTCAGAAATC